CTTGACGGGGGTAAGACCATATCGAGTGCCCCCTTTAGCGCTTATTTCATTTGTTGTTTGTTCATTGCGCTCATCATTTGATTGATTTTCTTTTGGGATGGTTTTTGTCCCACTTGCATCAAAACCCTTGATATATAAGGGGTTAACCGACTTTTCAACCACTTTTTCTGTTAAGGAAAACATACCACATATTAAAGTAATTTGTCTATAAAATTCTAGTATATTATACAAATATGGTTTATCATTCATCTATTTTTTAAAATCGTCACTTCACACATTAAAATCATCTACTGCTTTTGTATAAACTCTTTATCTGTGGTTGCTTTATTGTTCAAATTTTTCGCAACATCATCCACATCAGAAATTAAAGTATTAACTTGCCAAGGTAATGTCTTAAAAACATTCCTACTGATTTCTTTTTTCCGAATCATTTTTTATTACTTCCATAATAATATGTCCAGAAAAAAATACAATGAATTTATGTCTTAGACACATCATCGAGTAATAACATAATTCATCAATATCTACAATAATTAAATTTCCGTTATAACACTAATAATTCACAAACAAAATATAGACATTTAGTCCTCTTTCTTCTTTTCACTTCTTTTTAAACCTTCATAAGTTTTCTTCATAAAAAAGTTCATAAATGCCATAGAATTAGGATTTTCCACACCAAATTCTTTAAGTTTAGAAAATTCACCAATAAACTCTTCATTTACTGTTTTATATGTATTTCCCCTTAACCTTCTTTCTGCAACCTTCATAAACAGAAAATAATCGCTAGCAATTCCAAACATGGCTTCCGCAATTTCCTTAGTAATAACTTCGGATGGTTTCTTAAAATCGTTACCTTGAAATCCACTATATAAACTATTATTTTTTAAATTATTTAATTTTTTTTCAAATGCGTCCATTCCTTCATCCATAGGTATGCCAACGACCTTCTCTAAATCCTTTATATTTACAGTAGGCATTATCATAAACAATCTAATTTTAGGATTGTGATTCACTAACCTTTTATGTAACTCTTTCCAATTGTAATTTTTGTCCATTACACTTTCAGTTAATGCCCTACCAATCATTGGAATCTTAGATAATTCTTCACACAATAAATGAGAAAGGGTGTACGCACGTGTATATCTTTTGTTTTCTAATAGCAACTTCGCATCTTCTAATAATTCACTAGCATTTTCAATAACTTTTATACGCATCTTTTCAACTTCATCTACGGTTAATTTTTTAGCCATTTTTATCCCCTCGGTTCCTAATTTGTTTTCCATAAAAATTATTCCTTTATTACACCCAAATAACCATTTTATTAATCTGCCAGAATACCAATAAAAACAAAAACTATAACAATAATTATAATTAAAATCACACCACAGCCAACTATATCCATAGTTTGCCCTTTATCAAATTGTTCTTTCCTTCTTTTATACTCTTCTGCCTCATATTCCATATTAATAAATTCACTGTTTCCAGAACGTTTGTTTTCTTCTACTTGTTGCAAAAGTTTTGTATACAATTTAATATCACATTCTATTAAATCTACATATCCATTGTGATATCTAATTATTACATTAAACGTGGAATCATTTTTTGCAGACAGAGCCCCTGCTAATGCTCCTGCACCACCTAATGCAATGTTACCAATAACCCCTCGAACTACAGCACTTTGTACATTTTTCGCACTATCTTCACTCAAAATTTCAACCATTGAAATATTCTGTTTCCATTTTCTAGTGTCAATATTTATCAGTTCACTTTTCACTTTTTGCCCAATAATCAATTCTTGATTACGCCAATTTAATGTATACCCTTCTTTTAGTATCTGTCCTGTTACCGTCACCCCTGTAAATGGTTCCAATTTCCCCATCCGTACGCCCGCTTCCCTTTTATAAATTTCGCACTGTCACTAATAAAAATATCATATTTTTCCATACACATAAACTTCCTATTATGTACTATTAAAGAAATTTCGAACTTATTCCAAACTATCAATTTATGTCCAAAAACCGGACAGAAAGTGATATCCCATTACATTATAAACAAATAATTTAACACTCCAAAATGTCTAAATGAAGGTGAAATATTTTTAGATTAAGTGTCTAAGAGGGTATCCAAATTGTAATTTGGTACTTTTTAGACAGGGTAAAATCCTTTATTATCAATGAGTGTACATGTCAGCGTAATTTGCTAACTTTATATATATTAAAACGAATTACGAAAACGAAAAAGATTCATTACTCAAAAAACGACCTCTCAAATTTACTTGTACTAGATTTTAAGAGTCAACTTAATATAAAACATCATGAATTAATCAAAACGTCCTAGAACGTAAAAAAAGAGCACATCATAAGATATGCCCCTATTTCTACTACCAAGGTGAAGGTTCATCTGGTAATGCAGTTAATTCAGTACCAGTGAATCGTTTTGGTTGCAGGTAAACAGTTGTAGTACCGTCTGTATAGATAGATTCAATTATTACAAACCATTCACCTGTATGACCTTTACCAATAATACAAGATTCATCTGTTTCAATGTATGTGTTTTTAATTAAATCACTTCCCCAATCATCCATCCCAACTTTTACACGATAACCACTAAAACCATCCCAATTAGTTTTCTTCGATTCCTCCGACCATGTTAAAAGACCATTTCCAGAAGAAGAATCATTATATGATTTCACTGTTATTTCTGTTGGTTCTGTACCTGTTGGAAGATTGCTTGTTGGTGGTTCTGGTTCTGGTGTAACACTTCCACGTTGATAGAAAGTATCATCAATTTGTGTTTCCCACTCCGAAGGTTTTGTTGTGCTTGATGACCAATAAACATCATTAACGTAGTCAGAATTGGAATTTGTATTACCTAAACGACAAGTAATGTTAAGATATCCTTTCTTTTCAATAGAAAAACCAATAATGTCATAATTTCTTTTACCTATAATAATTTTACCGTCACTCTTTCCTGCTATGTCGATAATTCTTCTTGTACTAGAAGTATCTCTTACAAATACATGAATTTCTGAATCAACTGTAATCATTGATACTGTACTTTGGTAATGTTGTGTATAGTCACTTGTACGTTGCACGATTGCAGGACATTTTAAAAGATATTTACTTGTTACACCTGCATAGTACAGGTTAAAGATGATATCCTGCTCTGCTTGTCTCATAATTCCTTTATAATTTTCTGCACGTGGCACAGTTACTTGATTCCAAATCATCCAATACATATTGTTGTAATAGATGTAATCGCCACGCATTAAAGGAAAGTCAGTAGAGATATATTTATCATTAAATTCTCTGGTGTCTGTATTGGTGATTATTCCATGCTTCTTTTCACCATTTACAAACACTTCTTGACCTGCCAACGATAGCATGTCATTGAATGCGTTGTATTGTGTCTTAAAAATATTAAACTTATCCATTTGTTACTCTCCTTTCTTATTGGAATAAATTGAAGAAGTTGCTAGGTGCAGAATCTTCACTTGGCATTTGACGAATCGTTTTCTCTAATTGGTCAATACGTTGTTGCAAATACTTAGCAAAACTGTCAATCGTCATGTCGTCCTGTCGGTAGTTTTTCATTAAATGTGGTTGATTTGCAATTGAATTTAAGATTGATAGTGCAGTTGCATAGATTGCTTTCTTATTGGCTCTTGAAGAAGCATTATAAGTCGCATCACCGTTAATTCCTTCTTCTTCTAAATACACAAGTAATTCTTCATACGGCAATTCAATACCACTGATTTCCATTTGTAATCTTTCAATATTATCCATATCTATATTCTCCTTTGTAATTGATTTGTTATATATTAAACATTCATGGGAGTTGCAAACTAATCTATTTATGTACTCTTGAATGTAAGTTGGTGTATCCAATGGCTCATTGTTACAAAGCCAAATCCCTTCATATGTAAATACGAATATATGTGTTTTAGCGTTGTGATGTTCCGCAATGTAGAATCCATTCAGTTTGATTCCATTAACTTCATATTCCATGTTCTCATCATCTTCAAAATGAACGAGGGTTGTATCATATGGAGTGAATGACAATTCTTGATACAATATGTCTGCAACATATGGATAAATTGCTTCATATTGTTCTGTTGTCATTAGTGGACGTTGTTTGATTGGAATCAATGTTGGATACATTGATTTGATTTTATTTTCGAGATATAATAGATATTGACTATCTAACTTTAGGATAGAATCAAACATCATGGATTCTCCTTTCTTGAATTTTTTAGGGTGTGTGTTGAGAGGTTGGCTAGAGGGACATTTTGCTAACATGGGGTAAACGTTTTGTTCGGATACACCCACTCAGCAGGACAGAAAATGAACAATACACGAATAATGAAGTACCCCTATAACGTTAATTATATGGTAGTTTACATAATTAAGGTTATAGGAAGTCCTATCATACGAACATTTATTGACGATTCAGTCAGAATGTTCGTTTTTTATTTTACTCACATTCCCTTCCAAACGCACTCATTCCCCAACCAAAAAACGAACAAAAAGGAGCAGAGCGAACGTTAATTCTCTAAACACCTCTCTCAATTTTGTTCGTTTGTTTTCTGGCTCGGCTCGTCCTTGCACACGTGTATTACTTAAAAGTGTGTCGCATGAAAGTAATACCTTTACATCAATAAACACTGATATAACAATATTCATACTAACTCCCAACACACATTCACAACACTCACATATGCCTTTCTTACCTCTCGGCTACATCCTCTTTCTTAGTTGCAACGTCTGCTTTTGCATCCTTTTCCTTTGCTTGCTCATGCTCATTGACCTTGTCATTGACTTGCTTCTGCTCACTCACTCGTTGCTCACGTTCAAGTATACGCTTCAACTCTAGATGCTCATTGCTAACATATGGATTGATTGCAACCAATGACTCAATGCTGATTGCACCAACTTGATACATCTTAACTAAGTTATCAATGACCTCTGTCTCATTGACTGGTCTTGCATAGTGGAACACCATATCTAATGAGTCAATAGCATCTTCACTGTATGTCTTGCCTTGCTTACCTAACAGACCCACTACCTTGTCAGTGCGTTGCTCTAGTCCCTCTCTCAAGTAACGCTCATTGAGTCCACCCTTCATGTCTGCAAGTTGATACAACATTCTCATACTCATCTCACTAAGGTTACTTACATCGCTAGCATTAAGAGCAACAGCAGGTACACTTGCAATGTTAATCAGTTGTTGCATAAGAGTATTGAAGATTACCTCGAATGCCTTATGATTGATATCGTTACTTACCATCTTAAAGTCAGCAGAATCATCTAATGTAATACCACCACCTACAATATGTGGGTTCAATCCTTCTCCTTTTAGTTGTTGTCCAATAACAACAGGGATTGGGTTATGATGCTTATAGAATGAGTCACTAAACTTAGATAGTAAATCCTCCATAGCATCAATGATATTAATGAAGTCATCTAGGTCACTCTTACCAAATGCCATACTTAACTCATTATCTGTTTTATAGTGAATAGGTAGACCACTCACATTATTGTATGACCCCACAACACGTAAGTCCGTACCTCCAATTGTTGAATACTTAACTACTTCCTCTGGTGTATAGACAACATAGAAGTCGCTCTCTAACGATGTGTAATACTCAACGAATGCAATCATATCTAACTCATCGTTATAGATAGGATAACCGCATTCAGTAGGGATTACCTTACTGCTCACATCTCCACCACCGTTGATATACACATACTCATATGCGTTACCATACTTAACGAGATTAGATAGCAGGTCAAAGTTAATCTTGTCATACTTACCTTTCTTGCACACTCGTTTCATATCTCCAACAATTTTTTCCTCCCCAGTAAAAGTTATCGGTTTTTTTAATAGGTAAGTAGTTTCAAGGTTCACAATTAACTTTGCATACTGTAATAAAACTTGTCGTTGTTGATATGGTTTATTATTATAACTTTCTACAACCCTATTTGAGATAGCATGTCTACCATCTAAATATTTCTTCTTATCAATTGTTTCCAAAATTCTTTTTTGATTTTCAAAATGAGACACCTCATCAACAAACCAAAATGAATTACCGTTATGTACGGTTTTAATATAATCTTTTAATTTCATAACTTTTTCCTTTCCAAAATAAAAAGCACTTTCAAGATGAAAGTGCTTCTGAATTATCTTCTTTAATTTCTTCTTTAATTTCTTCTGTAGTATTAAGAATTTCATTTAAAAAATATCCTTGAAATCTTTTTACATTCTCTGAGTGATAGATATAATTTTTCCACATTAACCATATTAGTGAGCATTGTACGCCAATAAAAATTAAATAATATAATTCAAATTTCAATTTAAATACCAGTAAAATAACCGCTAGCGATAATATTGAACTATATAATAATGTGCCTATTCCATGTGTTGTTCTTAAAAGGTGACTATATCTTCCAACAATATAATCTCTCTTTTCAACAACCATACCACTTAATTTACTTTGCCATACATATTCCAAAAAGAAATAATCTTCCTTTTCATCTTGTCCCCAAGTTTCTGTATACGGAAAATTTTCTACCTTATCAGTAATGGAATTAATCTTTAAATCTTTTCTCAATACCCATTTAATTGCAAAATATGACTGACTTATTAAATATCCGATAGGAACCCCAATGCTGGCTAATGTAACTAATATGCCCAAACTTTTTACTAAATCATTTAACACTAAATTCTGCACTAATGATGGATTTACTATAATTAAAGCAAATAATATCCACATTATAAAAACCCACCCAGGGATTCCCCAACGAATAAGATACTTGGTTTCAAACTTCAATATAATCCCCCTCCTAATATAAATATACATCAATAAGGAGGACATTCCTATATGCTATATAGCATCAAACATACCATTTATTTTGTTTAATACCTTGAATTGCTAATGCCATAGCAATTACACAATCATCATGTTTATCATTACCTTTTTTATTTCCTGTTTTTCCATCTGTTTCAATGAAGATTTGCATTTCTTTTAACGTTTTATCACAATTAATCAGAATCATTTCTAGTTCAAATTGTTCTTTTAAATCTGTAATCATAATATTTTTAGTTACTTGTGTAGTTTGGTATCCTAACTGTAATTGTTTTTTGCCTAATTGCTGATTGAAAACCTTATGCTTGTACATATTCATGTACTCATACTCCTTCCTTAAACGTTCCAAGATTGGAGTACCAAAAGAATTTCTTTCTACAGTTAAGAAAGCATAGTTATAAAACTTTCCAATAATATCAAGTAACTTAGCAAATTCATAAACAGGAATTTTATTATCGTAAAAACTTGCCACCTGTTCACCATCTGCATTTAAAATTGAAATAGTAGAATAGTCGCCACCACTACCACTTGCAGTATCTACACCTGCGTAATAACGGACACCTTGTTTTGGTAATTCATAAATCATTAACGATTTTCCAATGTATTTTGCAATACTATCTGGAATAATCACCTTTACATCTTTATATAACAATGGCTTTTTAATATATTTTAAGCGTTCGACAATCTTTCCTTGGTCGAAAACATTTAATCCACTACTGATAAAGGATTCCATTGGAGTTGCAGGAAATTCTTGATAGAATTGTTGTAAACTCATATCAAGTAATTTCCACCTACGCCACATAAGTTGTTTTAGAGATGCACCTTGTTCTAAAAGATATAATTCATCTTTCTCTAAATCATCTTTAGTAAGACGATTTCCTTTATTATCTGCTTTATACCATACTTCTGCTTCGTCATAATCATCTTTGAATTGTTTTGCGTATGAGGAAGAGTAGAATGGAAAGAAAAATGCTTTGTATTTGGATTTCTCATCATATGCGTTCATGAAGAGTTTTTGATAGGGATTGAAACCATTTGAAGTAGTTTCAATTACTAATTTTGACGTTTTACTCTTTGCTAATGCTTGTTCTGCTGATAATAAAATTGAATCTTGATTTTCATAGAATGCAAATTCCGATAGCAAAATATATTCATATGTAGTTCCACGACCAACGTCTTTACCCCCAGCAACAGATAATGTAATAGATGAGCCATTATCCAATCTCAATTGATTCCTGTTGTTTTGGTCATCTTTAGGGAATTTAAACTTGTCATGTGGTAAATCTGCATACATCATTTTCAGTTTATCAAACAATGATGTTGCTGAATCCTGCTTGTACGATACGATTAAATAATTGGTACGTGGTCTTGTACAAGCCATCCATAAACATAAGGCAATAGACATAGTTGAGAAACCAATTTGTCGTGCCTTCGCAATGATGTTAAAGCGTACCATTTCATCAATAAATAACTTTTGTTGGTCATTCACTACGAAAGGTACATATTCACCTGTATTGGTAGTAATTTTAACAAAATTCCTTAACCATAATACAGGGTCATCATTTATTTTTTTTAATTTCTCTTCTCTTGATAATTTCTTTTTCATTATACAATCAATCCATCGTCTTCTGGTTCTTCATCTACTTTAGATAATTCTGCCCCTGCTTTAATAATACCGTTGATTTCTTTATTAAGAGTTAGAAGCAACTTAACTTGTTTTTCATCGCCTGTTAATGCTTTTTCTCTCACAACTTTGTAAATAGTATGTATATCATTAACTATTTTAGATTGTAAATATAGTGCCACCAGATTTGCATATTCTGGTGTTTTCTCCCACGCTTTAAAGCCATTCATAGTTTTTCTACCAACTGAAATAAGAAATTCTTCTTCATTTTTTGGCTGAATAGTTTGAATGAATCGTGTATCTGGAAATTTATAATTAAAATACATACGATTCTCTTTTGTAACTTTCTTTAATGATTCTTTCAATGTCATTTCATTTAAACCTCTTTCATACTAAAATCCGAAAGGTTACCGATAGTGAGTATAATAATAAATAATATATAACAAACTCATATTTCTTCATTATGTATCATTAGGTACTTATATATTTATTATATTACTCACTATTCGTAACCTTTTGAAATTTCATTACTTTACTTCTTCTTTCTTATCTTCTTTAACACCTGTAACATTACGTGTTATATACTTCATTTCCTCTTCTGAATAACCTCCAATTCCTTGACAAGAATAAACACTTGCTCCATCCGCTTCTGAATTGATTACATATGTTGCAGGAAAACATTTAATTAGACCATGTTTCTTTAATCCGTCCAATGCAATATTCATTTTCCCTCTTGTTATTCCTGTTTGTTTCATGATTGTATCGTGTGCAATTTCAATTGTTCCACCTGCAACATCACATTTTGATTTTAGAAAACTATATATGTAAAACGCATCTGTACCAAGATTTTTATTCGTCATACATTTTATGAATATTTTAAAATCTATATTATGCGTTTTGGAAATGTTGTCACTGTCTACACCGCCAAAAAATGTTCCATAACCATATTCACCATCACTATCGTACAAACCAAATATTGGTTCTTTAATTGTTTTACGATTGTTTTCAACTTTTATTCCTGCTTGTGTGATTGTTTCAAAATCAATAACGTTATCATCATCAACCGTATAGGAGTATGGTGCTTCCTTATACGGAATTGTTTTCGTTAATCCTAATTGGTCTAAAATACCGTTCTTTTTGATTATGTAATTAATTCTCTTTTCTTTAGATGTAAATCCTATCAATTCCTTTAAAGTCCCTACATCAGTGTTTTGGTCGCTCATAACACCGTATTTAGCGTTACGATACAACCATGTAATAAGATACAAATATGAATATGCAACATCAACATGAGTTGTGGTTCTTTCCCCTGTCTTTGTTAATGATTCTTCTTTTGATAAAGTTTCAAACAAACTGTTTAGTAGAAATACTTTCCCATGTTTATCTTCACGCTCATAATATTCAATTATTGATTTAAATTCTCTTTCTGTTAATTTCCCCATTTTTGATTACCCCTTTATTTTTTTGATTATCCCTGTTGATAAAATCAACGATTATACTCTTTTAATGCCTTATCTAATTCTGGTGTTTTATTAAACAACCAAAATTCTTTGCCTTCTCTTGTATACGCCTTTGTAATAAATTCCATATCTTTGTCGTATCTCAAATACTTTGCAACTCGCTTGTCGTAGCAAAAAAATAAATCCTTTGCACTAATATTTTTCATTTAACATCAACCCTTCTTTTAAATTAAACTTGTAAAAAATTCTTTTTTAACGCTAACTTTTCACCAATGACTCTATATTCTGCCAATGCAATTTTTAATTCTTCTGTACGCTCATACAGCCAAAATTGTTTATTTGATGTCATATGTCTTGCAGTACAAATATATTTAATATCCTTTTCATATCTGAAAAACTCTTGTAAATTCGTACTGTAACAAAAGAAATATTTATTTATATCCATGTGTATCTTCCTTTTTTGATTTAAACAGTCATATTTAACTTCTTCTTACTCGTAAGAGCATACGAAAATGGTTTGTAATGAGAATTAACAATTTGATTGTCATATGTACACCCACTTTTTAAATCGTATATTTTACGTGTAAATTCTTTTCTAATTTCAAATTGCTTATTTGGAAGGATAATATCCAATTCCAACAATTGACTAATACCCTCTAAATTCATTTTTGTTTCTAAGAAACCGCTGTCATTTAAGAATATTTTTTCAGAAGAGTCATATCTTCTTTTAACCTCTATAAAATCCGTTAATGTATGTCTTTCTTGAAGACGAATTATTTCTTCCATTCCCATCTTTTCTAGCCAATTGCATTGTGTTTCTCTAAATCTACCTTTGTAATCGTAGTATCCTAAGTAACTAGAATCAATTGCCATGAGCATTAGTTTTCCATCTTCTGTTGAAGGTAATGGCAGGTCATATAGTGACCACAATAGTAACGCTGTACTCATTGCATACTTGTCTGTATAGTTATCTATCGAAATTCTTTCAATTATGTTTGGATTTGCACTCATAATGTTTGGTTTACTGTTTGATGAGAGCATTGTTACGTGGTTGTCGAATGTTCTGCCATTTACAAGAGCAATATCAACACCAACTGCTTTACGTAGGTCTTTCTTGTTTGTGGAATAAAGATTATGGAAATCATAGAAATGTTGTACTTCCCATTCTTTAACTTGTTTGAGGATTGTTGCACCAACTAAACTATCAATATCATCACTCATACATACTGTAAAATCTGCTTCCTCAAATACCCATTGAGGAAATTTGTTTTTAAAATCTTGCTTCATAAATTAGCGAAAGTGTAACTTTCACTCTTAAAACTTTTGCACTAATTTATGTTTTTAATGTTTGATAAAACCTTAATTTTATCTTTGTATTCAATTATTAAATTTTATAAATGTTTTTTGTTATTCCTTTATTCCCTTTTACTCACGTGCTGATTGAGTAAAAGAGTTAAGTTTCTACTACTTCCACATATTTCACTCCTTTAATTTATCTTTTTTTATTTATTTGGATGATTTCCTCACCCTGTATACAGTATAACATTTTTTGTTACACATCTCAATTTTATGTGTTACATAAAATCAAATTGTCAAGTGTTTTTTTAGAAGTTATCTATAAATTCTTTGTACTTAACAATTTTGGCTCTATCCATTTCGCAATTACCAGTTTCATATTGACTAATCAGCGATTGCGAACAACCAATATAATCCGCCAACTGCCTTAATCTAATGCGTTTTTTTCTACGTTTTAAGATATATTCATCTTTAGCGTTCATTTTTGATTTACCTCCCATTGAAAATTTTAAACGGTTATCAAAATAATATAGGAGAGGGTTACCCCTCTACCCTATATTAAGAAGTTTTTAAGTTGTATACTGCAACTGCTTTTTTACTTCCAACTTCAAGTGTACATTCTGCAACAACTTGACCTTTGATAGAATCGCCTGTTTTACCTAATTCATCGAATTTTGGTTGACGTAAGAAAGCAATTTTAAGAGCGTTTACATCGAAAGCAATGATTTTGTCTGCTGGCATGAAACGGTCTAATACGAAGTTCATTGTTCCGTAAGCAGTTTCGATAGAGTTTACTACGATACCAAAGTCATTTGTAACGTGGTTATAGTTGTAAGTACCTTTGTAAAGGTCATCAATTTGGTCTTTGATGTCTTGACCAACTAATGCGTAAAACTCACCATTTTCGTTACCTGCTTCGAATAATTTACGTGCTAATGATTTAATTTCTTTTTCAGTTACAACGTTTAATGTAGCACCGTTTACAACGTTACCTGCATCAACGAATTTTAAAAGACCATCCATTTGACGTTTTCCAGAAGTACCATCGTTTTTAGTACCACCAATTAATTTTTTCTCAATACCGATTGCTAATTCAACTAAACGGTCTTGAATTTCTTGTGCGAATAAATCTCCAACTTTACCTGTTGCTTGTGCAGTACCAGAAACTTGTGTCGCTTTCATGAAGATTTCATGTACATTGTTAAGTTCAGCACGTACTGATTCAACGAATGCAGTAGCATCTGCACCTTCCGCAACTGTGATGTCTGCTGTAGCATCTAAAACTTTCTCTCTCCAAGTGTGGAATTTAGCAAGCGAATCAACATATAATCCTTTGCCAATAAGTAATGAAGTAAGTGGAGTTGCTTTTGGAGCAACTAAAGCGATTTCATCTGTAAGATGAATATTTTCTTGTGCAGTTAATTTTTTAGAATCTAACATTCTATGTACCTCTTTCTTTTATTAAAAATTTAATTTCTGACTAATCATTGATTTCGCATCTTTATTCTTTTTTGCAATTGAATAACCATCTACCTGTTTATGATTTGTCGGTTTATATCCATTCGCCAACTCTAGTTGACCAATGATTTCCTTTAATTTTGTAATTTGATTATTTAATGTTTCTGTATCATCTACAGAAACGTTAATAAAGTCAGCGAAAACTTCAACGCCTTCTTCTTTTAAGGTCTGTGAAACCTCTCTTTTCCAAATCGCTTCTAACTTTTGCTGAATTTTAATTTCATCATCTGTTAATTCTTTTGGCTTGTATTGTGATAACTCATCAATCTGTTCTTGTAGTGCATCCACTTCTTCTTTTGAATATGTTTTATTTTCAACTACTTCTTCAGTTTGTTGAGTTTCTTCAACTGTTCCTTCAACATCTTGTACTTGTTCTTGCTGTTCTTGATTATTGATTTCATCCATTTTTATTTAACACTTCCTTTTAATTCAAAAAAATAGGAAACAGTACAGTTCGTACCGTTTCCACAAGTTGGCTATCACTAAGATAAAATCTTCGCAGGTTACAACGGTTAGCAGTCCGTTGCAACTAATTTTAGGGTAATTTCTTTAAGGGGAAATGATATGCAAAAGGGATTGCATATATATATTGAATTTTTTTAATCCGTAGGCAAAAGATATTGTTAATTCAGTGCCTTCATACATAAAATAAATATATGGAAAAGTGTAACATTTCCATATATTTATTTTATGAAGTTATTAAAGAATAAATATTATTACATCGCTGAAACCTTCAGATTTTCTCTTGTGAGGTTTTAATAGTGTTTGAGGTGAGAATATAATTAGAAGAGATAAAAACCACTCATACAGTTGAAATGAGTGGTCTAGAATCTATTTGAAATGACTTCTTTCCAGTTATCAAAGATTTTCTTCTCACAACGTTTTAATGTTTGTTTGAAGTTTGTCTCAGTTATTTTTTGATTTGTCATAACTTCCATTTGTTCTGCTAAATGACGTTTCTTTAAAACAGGCGTGCCATCTTCTTTCCATCTGAAAGCAACTGTGTTATTTTCTTTTAAATCTCTTTCAATGATGTTATAAACGTCTTGCACAAATTTAGTTTGTTTTGGTGTAAGCCATAAACTAAACGCTTCCAATCCTCCAACATGCTTCAATGTTTTTCCAAACATCATCATCCAAATATCTGTTTCTTCTGCATTTGTTTCCACTTTTACATAAACACTGTCATTACCTTTACGGATACGTTTAACATTGTCTCTCTTCATTTGCAAATCAATAAACTTAGTTAACATTGCTTTATTTATATATTTAACAACCTCTTTTATTTCTCTCTCACAATCTACTTTCTTAATTGCGTAAAGAAATGCTTCTTCAAACAATGGTAATAAATTATCTCTAGTTTGTTTGAAATCTATTTTAAACTCATCACTATTTTGACTTAATCCTTTAAATTGGTTTAAAAGGTTGAAGAAGTCATATTGTGTAACACCTAAATACTCTCTTACTTCGTTTTCATTAACGTAAATTGAAGAAAAATTATAATTACGCAACGCTCTCCAATCTAACTCAATCCAATCTGCTTCATATAAGTAATTTAGAAACTCTTGCAACCCTTCAAAATCCTCTGATTGCTTGCTCCTTTCAGTTAAGTTTCTAGCATTTCTTTTTGCAAAACAATTTTTCATCATGAATGCTCTAATACGATAAGCCACGTATTTTAAACCATCTTCTACTTCTGGTGATTTACCATTGTATTTTAATGCCGTTAAATCCTCATCCACATAATTCACTAATGTATCTATAATCTCTGTGGATTCCCCAGTTTCTTGATACTTTCTAATTAATTCTTTCATACTTCATTCCCCTTATATCTATACATAGGTTCTCTCAAACCCTTAACTAAAGTATAACATTTTTTGTTACACTTGTCAAAAAACACGTTACATTATTTGTTGACTTTTTAACTTTTTTGTGATTTTTATTTTTATTATTAATATTTTTAAGCAATTACGTATTTTTCTATTGACATGGGGTGTCCGCCCTTCAACATTGGTTGAGTGGGAAGGACAACGGCTAGGGCAGAGAATGACTACCTTATATCGCAAAAACAAAAAGTTAATGCGACATAAAGCAGACGTTCATTGTCACTCCAACATTGTATATCGGGTTAAGGTTTCCGTATAGTAACACCTTGTTTGAACGTTAGATTTTCACCTACAACGAACTTTTAACATGTTATGCTTGTCCAACATGCTGAAAGATTTAGGGAAGGAATTGCACTACTGACATCATCCTTGATTACTCATAACCTAATGTTATCTTTCTTATTCGTTGCTACCTGTACCGTAGTACACCAAGCAACCTTTACCAAACCGTTTTTTATGGACGTTCTCTCCTAGACTAGACACAAACGAAACAAGGAACGCTTATAGCGTGTCTACGAACCCACTTTCTGACGTTGGCTGGTTCTCACCTGTTCAAGTGTTTAACGTGGTGTTAGGTCATTCCCACATTCGGAAATCACCACACTTCACTAAAAAAAGACAATACTTAATAACCCTTGCATCATCAATTTTTTTTCGATAAAATGAAGGTGTAGGATGATTCCTATTTAGTTTTAATGCGAATGAAACTAACGTGAGAAGTAGAGTGTTGGTAGCACTCTACTTCTTTTTTCGTTGACAAATAAACAACTATTGAAACAATGACGTTCTCTGTTTCAATATCAGTGATGAGAACGATATTATGATGACCTACCAATATTCATTAATGGACTAGATGGCATTGCCTTCTTAATAAGTTCAAAATCCTCTAACGACTGTAAATAACGCTGTGTGGTCGATACATCAGAATGACCTAGCAATTTTGATAATGTGAAGATGTCAATTCCGTTTAAAATACACTGAACAGCGAAGAAATGACGAAACGTATGCGGACTACATCTTACCTCTTCAACTTCTACTCTTTTTCCTGCTTCTTTAATTACGTTATAAATCCCCATATGTGACAATGGGTCGGCTGTGTACGACAAAAAATAATTGTCTGTCTTGACAATTTTATCTTTGAGATATTGCTTTCTTAACCGCTCGTATCGAATCAGAATCTTTTTTAACGGTGGAGAGATAAACATAATCCGCTCCTTATTCCCCTTACCATTAACTAAAATTGTCGTTTCTTTTACGTTTTTAGTTAATAATCCTCTAATTTCCATTGCTCGTAACCCACAATCACTTAACATGGCTACTATTACTTTATTTCTGGCTTCAATGTAATTTTTAAAACTAAATGCGTCTATCATTACAGATACCTCTTGAATAGTAAATCCCTTCAATAATTTCTTAGGAACTTTCGGCAATTCCACCTTTTTAGCAATATTTCCTTTAAGGTATTCCTCTTTCTGACACCAACTAAAAAAAGCACGAACCATTTTAAACATGGATACTATTGATTGGGGCTGTAACCCCTCTTCACGCTTTGTCCTAACGTATTGCTTTAGATGTAGTGTATTGACGTCTTCTAACTCACTTATCCCCTTCTCATTCATTAGAAACCTTTTCAATTGCTTCATTTCTTGGCGTTTATTCTTCATTGTCTTTGGCGTGAATCCTTTTGCCAT